ACTCAATACCAATTACAAACTGAAGTACAACGGGTAGCCAGTTTAGATCCTAGATTAATAGTTAACAGTGTTGTGGCATTCCCACAAGAACTTGGTATTCTTATTGAAGTAGAAATAGCCGTAGCCCCATTCAATCAGGCTCAAGTTCTTAGTTTATTCGTAGATACTAATCTTTCACAGATTCTAGTTCAATAATTCTTAAAAACCCAAGGTTTTAGGTATGATAAATACTTAAAAGAGAAAACATATGGCTACTAGCTCAAGACAATCAGCATTATTTGGAGTAAATGATTGGCAAGCAATTTACCAAACATTTAGGGAAGCAGACTTTCGTAGCTATGACTACGAAACTTTGCGTAAAAGCTTCATTGATTATTTGCGTCTTTACTATCCTGAAACTTTCAATGATTACATTGAAAGTTCAGAATTCATTGCTTTATTAGATGTTATTGCTTTTATGGGGCAGGGTCTAGCCTTTCGCAACGACTTAAATACCCGCGAAAACTTTATTGATACAGCAGAACGCAGAGATAGCGTTATCAAGTTAGCAAACTTAGTTAGCTATAATCCAAAGCGTAATTTAGCTGGACAAGGTTTTCTAAAAGTTATAAGCATACAAACTACACAGAATATTAATGACCTTAATGGAATCAATCTAGGAAATCTTCCTATATTATGGAATGACCCTGCTAACCCAAACTGGTTAGAGCAGTTCAATACAATTATAAATGCAGCACTAGTTAATACTCAAAAAATAGGTCGTCCTGGAAATGTAGCAGACTTGTTAGGTGTTATTACTAGCGAATATGCACTAAAAATTCCTGCCGACACCCTACCAATAGTACCGTTCACCAGTACGATTGACGGCATCACTATGAATTTTGAATTGGTAAGCGTTACTAGTGTTGATGAAGATTATGTTTACGAGATACCTCCCGCCCCTAGTGGTACATTTAACATGGTATATCGTAATGACAAGTTAGGATACGGCAGCCCTAATACAGGGTATTTCTTTTATTTTAAGCAAGGCACCTTGCAAAATTATGATTTTGTATTACAACAACAAATCGCTAATCAAGTGGTTAACATCGGTGATATTCAGGGTGTTAATAATACAGACACTTGGTTATACCAATTAAATGAAAATAATGGAACAAGATTAGCTTGGAAAAAGGTAGACAATGTATACGCAGATGCATACCTTCAAACTGAAACAAGCCAGAGAAAAATATTTGCGGTAGCCTCTAGATTTAATGACCAAGTTAGTTATACATTTGGTGATGGTGTATTCAGTCAAATTCCTGTGGGAACTTACAGAGCATATGTTCGTGCAGGCAATGCCCTAACATATACTATTGATCCAAATGAAATGCAGGGCATTTCAGTTTCACTTAATTATGTTGATAGATTTGGTAAAACACAGATATTAACTGTAGCATTATCTTTACCATTACCGATATCAAACGCTCAGGTTCGTGAACCAATCGCTCAAATTAAACAACGTGCGCCTAGTCGTTATTATACACAGAACCGTATGGTAAACGGAGAAGATTATAACAACTTCCCGTATACCTTATATAGTTCTATTATAAAATCTAAGGCTATCAACAGAAGTTCAATTGGTGTAAGTAAAAACTTAGACTTGCTTGATCCTACAGGAAAGTATTCTAGTGTTAATTCATTTGCTACAGATGGTGCAATGTGGCAAGATAATACTAATGGATACTTAGCGTTAACAATCAATAATACTGGTAATATTATTACCTTCTTAACAGATGCACTTGGCTCAGTGTTGTCAAGTAATAGAACAGTTCAATACTATACACAGAATTATCCACAATATAGTATTAATCAAGCATCAGGAGATGGAACTGTATATTGGCAAACTAGTTCAGTAGATGCTAATTCGTTAACTGGATACTTTTATAATATAGTTTCTAATACGGATACCCCAATTCCAATTGGTACTTACTCTACTAACAATGTAAAATATGTTACCCCAGGTGCTCTAATTAAATTTGTTGCGCCTGCTGGATATTATTTTGATCAAAATAATCGTTTAGTAGCAGGTATCCCAGGACCCAGTGAACAAACTTTTGTATGGACAACTGTACTAAGTGTTATCGGTGATGGATATAATAATGGGCAAGGTTCTTTTAGTAATGGATCAGGGCCAGTGACATTGAATGGTTATATTCCAATTGGTGCACAAATAACTACTGTACTACCTGCATTTGACAATTCATTATCTAATGCCATTATTCAAGAATGTATTATCAGAATGGAGTTACAACAAAATTTTAGTTTGGTATTTAATAATGCATTAACAATTGCAGAAGATCGTTGGAGCATCAGACAATATGATGATGCTAATTATTTTGTGAATTTTTTAAGTTTAGGTAACAATCGTTATACGATAAGCTATAGGTCATTGAAATATTATTTTGGTAGTGTACAAGATACTAGATTTACTTTTGAGCGTGACAAATTAGTTTACGATCCTTTTAGTGGAAAAATCTTACAAGATTACATAAAAGTTTTAGCAACTAATACTCAGCCAACTAACAATTATCCATTAGCAACAGATATTCAGGTAAGTATTATTGGTCAAACAGTTGAAAGTGATGGATATATAAACGATTTTGAAGTTGAAGTTGCTAGCACAGATATTAATAATCGTGGATTAATAATCAATCCTACATTTTTCCAAACAGTCACTGGTTATACTACCGGTGGAGCAAATACAGGAATTTATGTATTTTTTGAATTAGTAGAAGATGCTATTAATCTTTCTCGTTATCAACTTGTACCTAGCTCAGATGTAGTTCAATATCAAACTAAAACTCAGATTGAAGTTGTCAAATACGATTATCCATTAGGACAATTGTTCTATGCATATGGAGACAATTTATTCTATACTTCAGTACAAGATACTACAGTAACAACGCCATACTATATATTAGTTGAACAACCTCAATACTCTATTAAACCAGGTAGACAGGGATTACAATTCCAATACCGTCATAATAGTAATAATACAACTCGCATAGATCCTGCTACTACAAACATAATTGATTTGTATGTAGTGCCGCAATCATATTATACTAACTATCAAAAGTATATACAGGATACAACAAATACTGTACCTATGCCACCTAAACCAACTATTGGTGAATTGACACAAGATTATGGTCAGGTAAATGATTATAAGATGTTAAGTGATAGTGTAATATTGAATAGTGTTATATTTAAACCATTATTTGGGCCCAAAGCGGCTGCAAATCTTAGAGGCACTATTAAAGTTATAAAAAATAATAATGTAAATGCCAGTAATAGTGAAATTCGTACGGCAGTTCTTGCTGCTATGAATGTTTATTTTAATATTAATAATTGGAATTTTGGAGATACCTTTTACTTCTCTGAATTAAGTGCATATCTGCATGACCAGGTTGGAGAATTAATTAGTTCTGCTGTTCTAGTTCCTAACGATCCTACAATGTCATTTGGCGACCTATATGAAATAAAATGTGCGCCATATGAGATTTTCGTCAATGCTGCTACCGCTGATGATGTATTGGTAATTGCAGCGCTTACTCCCGCCGAGTTACAAATCAGATAAGTACTAATATGGCAACTAGAATCCGCACCCTAAATTTTCTACCAGAGATATTTCAAACTACGACTAACGCTCAATTTTTAGCGGCTAGTTTGGATCAACTAGTAGCACAGCCACTGACTAAAACAATTCAAGGGTATGTGGGTAGTAGGTTTGGTTACGGGGTTAATGCTAAAGATTATTATGTAACTGAACCAACTAAAGTAAGAACAGATTATCAATTAGATCCCGGAGTAGTATTTACCAAAACTAATCTATCTACTGCACAAGATTTCATTAGTTACCCAGGTATATTAGATGCTCTTAAACTTGAAGGGGCACTAACTGCTGATAATAGTAGATTATTTAATAGTCAATTTTATTCATGGGATTCGTTTACAAATCTAGATAAAATTATTAATTTTAATCAATACTATTGGATTCCTGAAGGTCCTGAGCAGGTTGTAGTATCATCAGACACAGTATTTGCTACTAATGATTATTTGGTAACTGATGTTGTAAATGGTTATAACATTATTCCTGTTACTTCAACTGAAGCAGGAACTACTAACCCAACATTAACATTATTAAGGGGAGGTACTTATACTTTTGCAGTAAATCAATCAGGTCAATTTTGGATTCAAGGTGCACCTGGAGTAACTGGATATAGTCCTACCCAACCTAATTTACAAACCAGAGATGTATATGGGGTAGACAATAATGGTGCAACTATAGGAACGGTTACATTTACCGTTCCTCCAAAAGATGCTCAAAATAATTATAATTTTCCTGGTAATAATTTAGTTGATGTAGTAAGTGATATTCCTTTCAATGAAGTTAACGGTGCTAGAGTAAGTGATCTAGGTGGTATTGACGGTGTTACAGCATTAAACGGGTTAACCGTTATGTTTTATAACACCGGTATCACCAATGAGATTGGATTTACTTCAAACTTCTTTGACTATACTAATTATGATTATAATAATAATTTAGTAGCTACAGAAACAGTTGATGTAACTGCAACAGCATCAACTGGTAATTTAATTACATGTGATTCAACAAGCAATTTAGTTGTAGGAAATTCTATAGTATTCTCAGGAGTTGGCTTTGGTGGATTATCTATCTATTCTGAAACTCTTCCTGATACTTTATATTTCGTAGAAAGCATTACAAGTCCTACTGAATTTTCAGTGTCATTGACTGTTGGTGGAGCACAAGTAGTACTTTCAGATGATACCGGTACATTGGTAGGCACAACTAATCAGGGATTGTTAGAAGAAGGATTCTACACAACAGTTAATCAAAATTTTTATACTATTGAGTATATCGGAGATGTAGCGAATCCTATAATCAGATTAATACCTAGTTCATTGATACCTACTAATCAAAAAATAACAGCAAATTTTGGTACTCAGTGGATAAGCAGAGTTTTCTATAAAAATGAATTTGGTATAATTAACATTGTTCCTTTTATAAGTGCACCACTAGATACTTTATATTATCAAGACGGAACTTCTGCTAATAAAGTTGGTATAATTCGTATCATTGACAGTAATATTACAAATACACTAGATGTAGAAACAGACATATTAGGTCAGCTACAATTCACTGCAACAAATGGGGTAGTGTTTACTAATGGATTAAAAGTAGTATTTCAGGGTGATGTAATTCCTGCAAGTTATAAAACTGGCGCATATTATGTTGAGGGTGTTGGTAGTGGAATAGAATTAATACCAGTAAGCAATTTAATATCACCTGATCCCTTTACATCAAGTACCTATGTACCTTGGGACACTACAGCATGGGACATTGGCAATTGGGAAGGAACTTCATATATTCCCGTAACTCCTGATTACATTACCATTGCAAGAAATAGTATTGACCTAAATGCTTGGTCAAGAAGTAATAGATGGTTTCATATTGATGTAATCAATGCTACTGCTGAATATAACAATGATCCTACATTGTTTACTCTATATGCTACACCTGAAAACAAAGCAAAGCGTCCTATAATTGAGTTTTACCCTAACTTACGGTTATTCAATACTGGCACAGAAGGTAAAGATCCTATTGACTTTATTGATTTTAGAACTACCGACGCATTTTCACAAGTTGCAGGTCAAGAAAATTATTATCCTGATGTAACCGCATATACTGGTTATGATGCAGTTATTGCTACCGTAGTGGCAGATACCACTACTGACATTGTTATTCCTATTGATAGTGTGCAGGGTACATTTGCAATAGGACAATATGTTGCAGATTCTACAAACTTATTACCAACCAATTCATATATTACAGACATTGTAACCACAACTACTACTGTAACTTTAACTATAGAATGGACATTTGCTACCTCCTTCACAGGTACTGCTGTAGCGTCGGTTATAAGCACTGATACTACTGTAGATAATTATGCATTGTTTGATGGTTCAAGAGTTGTATTTGCAGTTGATACTGATGCTAATGTAAGAAATAAAATTTATGTATCTAGATTTTCATCTATAAATGGTTCTACTCCAGTTATTACTCTAACTGAAGCGACTGATGGTGAAGTTCTAGTTAATCAAGGAACAGTTGTACTAAGAGGGTATGTCAATCAAGGTAATGATTTTTACTTTGATGGGATTGAATGGATAGAAGCCCAAGAAAAAATAACTGTAAATCAGCCCCCATTATTTAACGTATTTGATGAAAACGGTGTTAGTTTTGGTAATGCTGATTTATATGTTGGCACTTCTTTTATAGGTAATAAATTATTTGCATACGGCATTGGTGCAGGTATAAATGATATTGTATTAGGATTTCCAATACGGTATAGTTCTGTAGACAATGTGGGTGACATATCATTTGATGTATCATTAAACTTAGATACATTTAACTATGTCCAAGGTAATGAACCTATTACACAACGAGTTAATACTGGATATGTCCATCAAGCAGTTAATAGAACAGAATATATAAGACAGATTGGTTGGCAAACTGCGGTATCACCTAGTATTCAATATCAGATATTTGAATTTGATTATGATGTTTTAAATCCTACAACAACCTTTACTTGCGATATAGCAATGATGGATGTTGCTGACACGAATTGGCCTAATATTGAAGTTTATATTAATAATGTAATACAAGATAATACTACCTATACCGTAACGGTAAATAGTAATTCTACAGTAGTAACTCTAAACGATACTATAATAGATAACACTGTAATACAAATATTATTATTAAGCAATCAAGTAAGCAAAACCGCTTATTATAGTATCCCGATCAACTTAAATAACAATCCATTCAATGAGGATATAACTGTAGCTAACGTTGGGGATATACGAGGGCAATACCAAAGTATGTTTTTCAACAATCCAAATACTACAGGACCTGTGTTTGGATCAAATAATTTTAGAGATTTGGGTAATTTAGTTCCATGGGGCAATCGCATTATTCAGAATAGTGCATCACTAGTATTACCTAGCGTATTTTTACGCAAACAAAATCATAGTTTGTTTAATTCGTTATTGTTTAATAATCGTGAATATATTAAATTTAAAACTTTATTAGTAGATACAGTTAATAATACAGATTATGTTCAGCGTTATTCACCCTCAGAAATTTTAGATAATGCATTAGATCAAATAACTTTTAGCAAGACTGATAATCAACCGTTCTTTTGGAGCGATATGCTACCTAGTAAGGCAGCATATATTACTAATACATATACTTTTGCTAATAGCTTAGATGTAAGTATATACTCATTGAGTAGAATTTATGATTTTACTACAGCAAATTACTACGGAGTTTTAGTATACTTAACAAGAACCGTAGAAAATATTACTGCAACTAAACAATTAATAATTAATCAGGATTATACTGTAAGTTCAGATTCTCCGTCGTTGACAATAACACTTGATTTATTACCCGGCGATATTATTACTATCAAGGAATACAATCAAACATATGGTTCATATGTACCCAATACACCAACTAAGTTAGGATTGTATCCTGCGTTTATTCCTGCCGTAGTACAAGATATTAACTATTCACAACCTACATATTTTATATTGGGTCATGATGGTTCTTATAACAAATTATACGGTAATTATTTATCTAATGCAAATTTATTAGTAGATTTTAGAGATCAGGCATTATTAGAATATGAGACTCGTGTTTACAACAACTTAAAATTAAGTAATACAATACCTATTCAAGCGTATGAAGTATTACCTGGGTTCTTTAGAACCACTGATTATTCATTTGATGAATGGTTAGAAATTTATAGTGTGGGCTTTTTAAATTGGGTAGGACAAAATCGTTTAGATTATAAGCGTCAATTATTCCAAACCAATAATGAATTTACCTATAACTATTGGCAAAGTGGTAATGCAATTAACAGAGAGGCTATCTATCAAGGATATTGGAGAGGTATATATCAATATTATTACGATACATCTACCCCAAATACTACACCATGGGAGATGTTAGGATTTGTCAATAAACCAAGTTGGTGGGAAACTAGATATGGTCCTGCGCCCTATACTAGCGATAACTTAGTATTATGGACTGATTTATCAGAAGGTATTGATTGGAATGATGGGAACCCTGTTGTAATTCCTGCTGCTGTCAGACCTGAATTACTTCAAGTGATTCCAGTAGATAGTTCAGGAGATTTATTATCTCCTCTAAGAAATATAGTTGGAAGTTACAATTCCAACATTTTCCAACGTGATTGGAAAGTAGGTGATGATGCACCAGTTGAATTTAGTTATCGTAGAAGCAGTTCATATCCTTTTGATTTAATGCGTATATTAGCATTAACTAAGCCTGCTGAATTTTTCAACTTAGGTGTTGACCTAGACAACTATAAGTATAGCGAAGAGTTTGGTCAATATCTTGTTAATAATAGAAGTCATTTAGTAATAAGCAATGTTGAAATTTATGGTTCAGGTACTGCTAAAACTAGTTACATTAATTGGATTGTTGATTATGAAAAACAAGTTGGAGTAGATGCTACTGCTAATATTACCACACTGTTAGACAACTTAGATGTACGATTAGTGTATCGTCTTGCTGGATTTAGTGACAAGACTTTACTAAAATTTTATGTAGAGAAAGGTACTCCAAATAGTAGAAATGCTTCGCTATTAATACCTGATGAAAGTTACAGTATATTACTGTATGACAATCAACCCTTTAATCGTGTAATATACAGTGGTGTAGTGGTACAAATAAATCAATATGGATTCTCAGTGTTTGGAAATTCACAAACACAAACTTATTTTAAAACATTAAAACCATATTATAATGGTAACTATGACCGCATAACCGTTGACAATTTAACTGTTAAAGTTTCTCAAGACCACAGCGAAGTTGAAGTTATTGTGCCATATAACACTGTATTTGGTACAGTTCAAGAAGTAGCAACATTTTTATCTAACTATGGCGCTTGGTTAAGAAACTTAGGGCTAACCTTTGAGCAACAAGCAAATGAGTTAGAAATTAATTGGAATCAAATGATTGCTGAGTTTTTATATTGGGCTCAGACTGGGTGGGAAGAAGGAAGCATTGTTACTTTAAATCCTGCTGCAAGAACTATTGCGTTTAATAAAGATAGTAACATTGTACAACCATTAACTATTCAACAAACAAATTTTATTCTAAATCAAAATTTATATCCTATTCAGAATAGAGATTTAGCAATTATTCGTGAAGGAACTCTATTCACTGCTACAGCATTAAATGATGGGGATGCTATTTCGTATGCTCAATTTAATATTAGTAATTTTGAACATGGTATAGTTTTTGACAATATAACTCTATTCAATGACATATTATATAACTTAGTCACCGGGTTAAGACAAAACCGTATTACTTTACGAGGAACTAAGAGTGCAGATTGGAACGGCACAGTTGATGCTCAAGGATTTATCTATAATCAAGATAATATTAAAGAATGGAATAATACTGTTACCTATACTAAGGGCGAAATTGTATTATATAAAAACAAATATTGGGTAGCATTAAAAATAGTTCAACCAAAATTGGTATTCGAAGAACTAGAATGGAAGCGTACAGATTACGATGAAATTCAAAAAGGATTATTACCTAATAGTAGTACAAGAAGTTATGAGAGTACTCTATACTATGATGTAAACAAAACTAATTTAGAAAATGATGCTGACCTCTTAAGTTTCTCATTGATCGGTTACCGCCCAAGAGACTATCTAGCACTTGCTGATTTAACTGATATTACACAAGTAAACGTTTATAAAAACCTAATTAAATCTAAAGGAACTCGCAACGCAACCAATGCATTTAAGGGAGCGAATCTTCCTCAAGGTGGCATAGACTATGACATTTATGAAAATTGGGCTATTAAATCAGGTGAATTTGGTGGACTTTTAAATAATAATTTTGTCCAGTTTAAGATCAATCAAAATTACATGACTGGAAATCCAAGTATAGTTGGACTTACAAATGGTGTATATAACGAAGGTGTACAACAAGAAGTTCCGCTATATTCATTGTTTAATTATGGTAGACCTATTACTTCAGTAGATATACTACCTACTATATCAGCACAAGAACCATCTACCGTTTATCCTACAGCAGGATATGTTAACTTTAACGACGTTAAAATGTCATCTTATTTCTATTCGCAGCTTCCTTTAGCAGTGGATAGTAATAATTTAGTAGTGCCATTATCACGCCTTTATGTTCGTGATTATGTGTGGATGGCAAATTATTTACAGCGTTGGGAAGTATTTACACCCAAATCAATGGGCATCATTTTAAATGTAAGTAATAACTTAAACGATACAGCAACAGTTACATTTAAAACTCCTCATAATTTAACAAGATTTGAGCCTTTTGCAATTGTTAATTTTTCTGATGCTGTTAACGGTTATTACATTAGCACTGTAGTAGTAGATCAATACAGAGTATTAATTACTTTGACTTTGGATCCTTCTGTTACTAATATTACTGGTCAAGGCGTAGGATTTAGATTCCAATCACAACGAGTGGCTCAGCCTAGTAATATAGCAGATTTACCTTTATTAGATTCTGAATTCTTTAAGAACACGGTATGGGTAGATGAGAACACAGATGGTGGTTGGGCAGTTTATAGAAAAGGTATAAATTATCAATATCAATTAGAATTTACTAAATCTTCTTCTGATACATTTGGTAGTGCAGTAGCAACTGGTAGCCAATTAGGTTATCTAATTGGTGATGCTGATTTAGGACAAGCTTACCGCTATACATTCAATGATTTAACACAGACTTATGCGTTAGTACAAACACTAAGTTCAGGAACATCATTTGGATCTACTATTGCTCATAGCAGCGACATATATGTAATTTCTGAACCTACTACTTCACCATATATTCACATATATCAACTTCAAAATAGTACTCTATCTGATGATTTGATCGTATATCAAGCAGCGATTGCCGCACCTGGTGGCGTAACAAATTGGGGTAGTGCAGTAGCAATATCAGGTAATACAAATTGGATTTATGTTTCTGACATTGTTAATAACACCGTTCATGTATATAGAAAAGCAAACATTACTACTCCCGCTACCAATCTTACTGCGGGACAAACTTATATCATTACTGATGCAGGTACTACTGATTTTACTTTAGTCGGTGCTACATCAAGCGATGTGGGAACAGCATTTGTTGCTTCAGGAGTAGGTACTGGAACCGGTCTTGCAACAAAAAGCACTTATCAAAAAGTAACATCTATAGACGGTGATGCATTGTCATTAACTGTAGCAGGAGATAATTTTGGTTACTCTTTAGCAACAGATTATTATGGTGATACTTTAATAATTGGCACACCTAATAAAGATTACAGTGCTACTATTGATAATTGGGGATATGTATATGTGTTTGACCGCGCAGTACAAAATATACAAGTACAAACAAACAGTGTTCCATTAACACCACAGGTGTTTAATTTAGCTTGGACTCCAACAACACTATCAAAAACATTGACTGCTACTAATAGTACTGGCAATTTACTAACATTAAACAATGTTTCGGGAATTACTGTTAATGATCCAATAATCTTTACAGGGTCAGGCTTAGCAGGAACAGAAATTATTGCCGATGAAGTATATTATGTGCGTTCAATAGTCGGTAGTGATATTACTATTAAAACTAGTAGATTTGCAACAGCAGCATTAACGGTCGCGACCGTTTCTTCTATTAGTGTTACTACCACTGTACAAAACACTCCAATTTATGTTTCGGTCAACGGTACCTTAGTTGAAGACAGTGAATATGCTATTATTTCTAATACATTAGTTTACACAGGTCTATTAAGTGCAGGTGATATTATTAATGTAAGTGGTCAAGATTTTACATTGATTCAAACTCTTACTACAGAAAACACTCCTAAAGTTGGTGTGCATTTTGGTAATAGCGTAGACACAACTATATATGCAAGTGAAATCATTGCAGGCGCTCCATATGAATTAGTTACACAAATTAAAGAAGGTGCAGTTTATCGTTATACGAATGGTGGCGGTAAATATGGAATAATAATTGGTACAAGTGATGTTAATGTTACAACACCTAGAAATGTATTAATCAACGGCTTCTTAGTAACAGTTCCAATTGGCAATGCAACAACAGTAGCCAATGCAATTAATGCAGTTGCGATACCTAACATTGTTGCATCTGCTATAGATGGTAAACTAGTGTTGTCTTTAGTAGATAACAATTTAGCGCAAGTAAATGAAAAGATATTATTAAGCGCAACTAATAGTGCAACTCTAGGTGAATTAGGTATAAACATCTTTACACAAACACAAACTATAGAATGCCCGCATACTAATAGTCGGACACAGTTTGGTACTGTAGTTAAATTTAATGAGTATGGCAGTTTTGTTGCTAGTGCTCCAGTTGGTACAAGATTTAGCGATACTACTTTTGATTTTATAGATGATGAAAATCAAGACAATGACACCGTGTTTGATAATAACACCACTACTTGGATAGATACCTTCCCGAATGCAGGTGCGGTATACATGTTTGATTATTTGGCTAATTATAACGAATCTCTATTAAATTGTGGTAAGTTTGTTTATGCACAGAGCGTCAATGGTCAAGATTTAGAATACGGGTTACAGCCAAACTACGGCACTGCTTTAGACTTTAATAACTACAGTGTAATTATAGGAACACCAGGATTTAGTCCTACTAATGGTCAAGCAATATCATACACGAATACATTAAATCAAAAAGATTGGTCAGTATATAGAAGTTCTGCACCTGTAGTTGATATTAACGGTATTGCTAACATTCAATTGTTTAGCGCCCAAACAAACGAAACTCTGATTAACATGGATTATATTGATCCATTACAGGGAAAGATATTAGGTGCTGCTAGAGAAAATATTGATTATGTAGCCAACACAGACCCGGCTACTTATAATAATGGTGAACTTGTTCCTAGTAATTTAGTATGGGGAGCAATACAGATTGGTCAAATTTGGTTTAACACAACCAATGTTCGTTATGTTAATTATCATCAAAACAATAATACATACAACAGTAAATATTGGGGTACCCTATTCCCTAACAGTGATGTTGCAGTATACACATGGATAACATCTGATACACTTCCTATCAACTACATTGGTTCAGGTACTGTGTATGATCCAACCAAGTATTCTATACAATATGTAATTAATCCTTCAGGTGCTTTATCACCAATCTATTTCTATTGGGTCAGAGATACAGGCATCATAACACCTAATTTAGGAAAAACTCTAGCTGATAGTATTATTGCTGCTTATATAGCCAATCCTAGAAATTCAGGGATTAGTTATTTTGCACCATTACTACCTAGTGTATATGCACTGTACAATGTAGGCGATTATATCAATGCTAATGACTCAGTATTAAATATTGGATTTGGTACAGGAACAAGCGATGATGTTGTTCATAATCAATACGATTTAATAAGAGCTAATTTTGCCGATGACTTTTTACCTGGATTACCTGATATCTATCTAGGTGAAACAGAACCCTATTCATTGTATGCTAGATTATTAGACAGTTTATCAGGGACTGATGTATCAGGTCAAGTTGTTCCTGATCCATTCTTACCACTAGCAGTACAAACTGGTGTTCTTGTTAGACCTAGACAAAGTTTCTTTTATGATAGATTGGGTGCTGTTAAAAACTTTTTTGAATCATTAAATGAAATCGTAAAAGAATATCCATTTTTTGAAATTTCTGATGCTACATTTATATACGCTTCAGGTGAATTTTTTGATGCTACTAATTATTGGGAAACAATTAATTGGTGGGCACCTGGGTATAATGACAATACCAAATCTACAATACAAGTTCCTATATATTCTGATTTAGCTACCTTATCAGTAACAGAAGGTACTATTGTAACAGTTGCAACCAATGGGTTAGGACTATCTGAAACTTACATTTTTGCAAACAATGTATGGCTAAGAATTGGACTAACTAACGGTACAATTAAATTTAAGAGTTCTCTTTGGGATTATGAATCAGCAAGAATAGGTTTTGGTGATAACTTTTTTGACACTAGTCCATATGATTATTATCCTAGCGAAGAGACCCGTTGGTTAGCAAGAGCATTAACTGAGCAATTACCTTCTGAATTATTAATATATAGAAATAAAATATTAATTCTTCTTTTTGAATATATTGTTAGTGAGACAATTGAAACTCAAAATTATCTGCCATGGTTAAATAAAACATCATTTATAGATGTAGCACATACTATTAGAGAACTATTGCCTATTGAAGTTTTTCAAAGTGATAATCAAACCTTTTTAGAAGGGTATTTAAATGAAGTTAAACCCTATCATGTAGTAATTAAAGATTTCTTGTTTAAGTATACAGGTACTAATGTATATCAAGGCAATATTACGGACTTTGATGTACCTGCACAATTTAATACTAGTATACAGCGTTGGGTATCCCCTCAATTAGTGTATAGCAATCCTAGTGATGTAAATCAATATTTACCAACTAGCCCTATATGGCAAGAACCCGATTATATTAATTGGTTTCAAAATTATGGTGTAAGTTTGACTGGTCAAGACGGTGTACAAATAACAACATTAACTTCTTATTTGGCACTTAATTCTGCTGAAATGTCAGTTAACAATGCACAAGGGTTCCCAATCAATGGTGTAGTACAAATTGGTACTGAACAGATTGGATACTCTTCTGTAGATAGAAATCTAAGTGTTCTTACTGGATTGACTAGAGGAGTAAACGGCACACTGATCACTAATCATATTCCTGGAGAGTTAATTTATATTAATCTTCCGGCAGTATTGGTATTAGATGGTGGTAGAGGCTATGCCGAGCCTCCTAAAGTTATAGCATATATTGATCCTTTATTATATCCTTTACCAACTGTACCTGCTGTATTAACCGCAGTAATGAGTTTAGACTCAGTGTTGAGGGTCGATGTAGTCAATCCTGGACAAGGATATGCGGTATTACCTAAGATAATAATAGATCCTTCTACTGTAAT